CTGCAGTCGGGCCTTCCCCACTGGAATCTTCCCTGAAATCGCACTACGCCCAATTTCTCGCCGACTCAAACACGAAATTTTCACTCCAACATGTGCACCCTTTCTATTTCTATGATCGTCACCCTATCGATCCATATTCGCTTTCAAGCGAAACGAAGAAGAAATGAAACAACCCCCACGCTGATCTATCCGATCCGCAACGTCCTCTTCGAATGGGAATACCATCGCTCTATCCTGCGATCGTCTCCACTCCGCCCCTTCGACTATTCGAAATCACTCCTCGCGTACATTGACCTCATGACCTGCCGCAAAATCCGCGACAACATTGACCAAGCAAAGTTCGACATTATCGAACGCTACCACGCCAAGGAAGAACCCTTCGCTCTCTACGAACCCCTCGCAGACGAAGACCTTCCTGATGACCGCGCTCCCGCCGCTGGAATCTCTCACGCTGGAAAACGCTATCACAGCATCCCTTCCGCCACCTCGGATCCCAACCGCTCTCTCGCCCCAATCATCAACGAGCATGATTACATCGAAATTCCCGACGTCCGCTCAAACATACAATTTTCCGAAACCCTTGACCTTTCGGGTGAACCTCCCCATCCCCGCATCGCCAAAATCATTCATGATTGGTTTCCCGTATATGAGCAATATCTCGCGAAATACTGTCGTCCCGCATCCTATGGCCCTCAAGCCTTCCACGACTTTAATCGCCCCACCCCTTCACCGGCCCCCCCAAGCATCGAACGACATGAGCAAATCATGGAAATCGTCCGCGCCAAACTGGCTATCAAGCCATACCGTCCGCTTCATTTTGCCGACGCCGTCGCAGCCGAAACTCCTCTCAACACATCTGCCTCATACTTTTCTAAATTCAACCCTGAATCTAGAATCTTCGCTCGCTACTCTACCCCGCAACGATATGCTCGCATGCCAACCTGTAAAGGCTACCACTTCAACGTGATGATGAACCAGTTCCGTCTGGAATATCACCACATCAAGTATGACCGAATGCCATTCCCAACCGATGGTCTCGATCTCTCCGCAGCCCTCTCTATTCTAGAGACCTGGTTTGACAAACACCCCGCGCAGCTATTCATACGCACCCAAATCTCACTCCGCGACCCCAACGAGTCCAAGAAGATTCGACCTGTTTACAGCGTCGATGACCGCTTTCTCCACCTGGAGAAGTCTCTTTTCACTCCTGCTCTTGCTCAACTTCGTAATCCCGAATGTTGTGTCGCTCATGGACTTGAAACCTTTCGAGGTTCAATGTCTCTCATGAACCGCATCGCAATGTGCTTCCTCTCGTTCATATCACTCGACTGGTCCCAGTACGACCAACGTCTCCCCTATTATGTGATAATCGCCTTCTTTCTCGACTACCTCCCCTCTCTGTTGATCATATCCCATGGCTACATGCCAACGCGCCTGTACCCTGACTCAACCCAAGACCTTCACTGCTTCGCACGCAAGATCTTCAACCTCACGGTCTTTCTGCTCACCTTCTACTTGAGTATGAGATACCTCTCCTTCGACGGTTTTGCCTACATTCGCGAACATGGTGGTGTCCCTTCCGGACTTCTGAATACCCAGTTCTTAGATTCCTTCGGAAACATGTACATCATCGCAGATTGTCTCCTTGAGTTTGGATTCTCCACAGCCGAATGTCTAGAAATGCTCTTCTGTGTTCTTGGTGATGATAACCTTATCTTCATCCGCGAAAACATTGACCGCGTCCTCTCCTTCGCTGTCTTCCTCGACCACTACGCCAACAAGCGTCATGGAATGGTCCTATCCATTCTAAAATCAGTGATCACCAACCTTCGCTCAAAGATCACCTTCCTGAGCTATGAGAACTCAGAAGGTATGCCCACCCGTCCAATCGGCAAGCTCGTCGCCCAACTTGCTTTTCCTGAACGCCCAGTTCCTGAAAAACGAGAATGGATACACGCAGCACGTGCCCTCGGATTGGCTTACGCCTCCTGTGGCCAAGACATGGCCTTTCATCTACTATGCAAAATGGTATATGAAGAATTCAAGCCCGCTGAACCCGTCTCCGTTCACTACCTTGAGAAAGTGTTCAAGAAATGGAAGTTTCAACTTCCAGAGTTCGACATCCAAACCGAACACTACTCCTTTCCACACTTCCCCGCCCTGTATGAGCTCAGACAGAACGTCAACAGTTACCATGGTCCGTTTTCCGAAACTGACAAATGGAACTTCAACCTATTCAACGTTCCCCCAAGTGACAACCTCACCGACTTCGTTACTCTGAAGGACTACATCCTGGATGATCCAGAAATGTCCGCCACCGTCAAGCAATATTGGCATGGTAAACGAACCCTTTAGAATTACCCGTCGTCTTTACTTTCTTCAAGTTTTGTTAATTTTGATTCAATCGCGCAACGCGCGGAAATTACAAAAAAAAAAAAAAATAAAGATAAAAAAAAAAAATTTTAAAAA